GGGCGGCCGAACAGGCTGGGCGGGACATCGCTGCCCGGGTCACCCAACAGGTAGCGGTTCTGGCTGTCTTTGGCCAGGCGCATCGTCCACCAGTCGGAAGGGTTGACGATGACGACATCGGCGTTGTAATCGCCGGTTTGCATGTCGCCCATCATCTTGCCGATCAGGTCGAACCTGTTGTTCAGCAGGCCCAGGCTCGTCAGGCTGGCGGCGGTGTAGCCGTGCGCGGTGAAGTTGCCCGATTTGGTGAAGCCGGACATGTTGGGCGCGGTGCCGTTGCCGCCGACGATCTGGTTTTCAACCCGCAGGTTGACGCCGTAGCGCAAGCGCAGATCGATGTAGGCCGTGAGGGCTGCGTTGTCGCTGGCGAGCTGGCGAGAAATCTTGATCCAGTGGGCCACGGTGGACACGGGTTCCGTCACCAGGGTGGTGGTGATTGAGCTTTCGGGCTTGGCCGCGCCTTCAGCGGTTTCTGCCGCGGCGTTGGTGAAGACGTTTTCACGAACGTAATCCACCGCATTGCTGGTGGTGGGCAGTGCGGCGAGCAGGCTTTCCAGCGTGAATTCACGGAAGGCGCCGCCAACAATGCCGGGCTGGCGCTGGCTGAAGGTGTTGCCGATGGTGTTGGTGACGGTGTTCTTCACCTCAGCGCGCATTTTTTGGGCGCTGCCGCGTTGGAAATCTTCAAAGCCGGCGGCCTTGGTGAACTGCTGGCCCCAGGTGGTTTCCGAAGGGGCATCGCTGTGGGCGCTGCGCTTTTGCTCGATGGCTTGCAGGCGCTCAGCGAATTCACGCTGCTTGATGCCGAGGCCATCAATGGCGGCGGTGGTGTCGGTATCGACCTTGCCGCGCGACTTCATTTCGGCTTCGGCTTTTTCGGATTGGGTCTTGAGGGCGGACTCGATGCTTTCGAGTTGCTTGTGCAGGAGGGAGAGATCAGACATTTTGGTTTCCTTGGGGTGGGGATGGCGAGGGGTTGCGCTCAGGCGGCCAGGCGTTGGTGCAGCGCTTGGAGGCGTGCGCCAAGTTCTTTGATGGCCTTCGCATCGGCTTCATTGGCGGCGGGTTCCCCCACGCCGGCATAGAGCGCCTTTGCGCGGGCCACCAGAGCAGTGGCGGCCCCTTTGCTGAAGCTGCCTGCATCCCGCAGAAAGCGTTCGAATTCACGGATGGTTTGGAGTTCTTCGATGGCTTCGAGAACGCCGGTATCAATGGCCTTGATGCTGGCTTGATCGACCCTTGCGGCTTTGTCTGCCGGGAATGCCACGGGGCTGATTTCCAGCAGGGTTGACCAGCGGCGGATGACGCGGCCGGATTCGGTTTCGTCGTAATCGCCTTTCTTGACCAGGCCGCCGATGGAGAGGCCATCGAGCGTGCCGTGCTTCATGGCGGCGCGAACGTCTTCACTCAGGCTCATGCCTGGGGTGAGTTCGCCTTCAACGAACAGGCCGTGGTCATCTTCTTTGGCGGTGAGCCATTTGCCGATGGGCAGGCCGGCGGCGCCGCTGGCGCTGGTGAAGGCGGCATGTTCCAAGAACATCTTGGGCTTGCCGTTGGTGCGCAGGGTGGATTCGAAGGCGCCTTTGACGATGGTGTCGCCGTAGGAATCGACACCGCCGAAAACGCTGGCGTAGCCGCTGAAGGTGGCGGCGCCTTCGCCGGCCAGCTTCAGTTGCACATCACTGAGTGATAGGGTCTTGCGAAGCAGCATTGGTGCCTCCTTTGGGTTGGGCGGGCTGTTGGCCGAGCAGGCCAATGGGCAGCAGGTTGGTTTGCACGGTGAGGGCATCGGCCAGGGGGTCTGCCACGCGAGGCAGGTTTTCGAGCTGGCGGAATTCATTGCGGGTGATGCCGCCGTTTTGGCTGAGCTTGGCGAAGATTTCGGCGCGGTCTTTGAGGCTGCCGCGCAGCAGGGCATCGATGCTGAATTCGCAGGTGTACCGGGCGCGTTGGGCCGGGGTGAGCACGCGCTTGCGAATGGCCTGTTCAACGCCCACCACCAAGGGGCCGAGGGTTACCTTGTAGAAGCCATCAATGATTTGTTCAACACCGCTGCCCCAGGTGGTGACGTTGCTGTGATGCACCATCACAGGGGGCACATCGAACCAGCGGCAGATTTCTTCCACCGCGAACTGGCGGGTTTGGAGCAGCTGTTGGTCTTCAGGGCTGAGGCTGAGTTGCTGGTACTTCATGCTGGCTTCCAGCACGAAGAGGCGCGCGGTGCTGCCGGTTTGCATTTCGGCAAAGCGTTCGCGCACGGCTTCGCGTTGTTCTTTGCTGAGTACGCCGTCAACCATCAGCACGCCGGTGGGTTTGCCGCTGGTGGAAAACAGGCGGTTGGCGTTGGCCTGGGCCGAGCCGGCTTCGGCCACGGTGGCGCGCATGAAATCGAGCTTGCTCAAGCCCACGGTGCCGTTGCCCAGGTTCTTGATGACGAGCACGTTTTCTTCGGCGTACACGGCGACATCGGCGCCCACTTGGTACTGGTAGACCATGGCGCCGTCATCCAGCACCAGGGGGGTGACTTGATCGGCGGGCATGGGCCAGATGGCGAGGGCTTCGCCGGTGGCTTCATCGCGATCAATGCGGGCGTAGCCTGCGCCGCGCAGATCGTGGTTCATCATGAGCGCGCGCCAGAATTCAAACGGCGTCATGCGGCTGTTGGGGCTGTCGTGCAGCAGCTGGTATAGGCGGGTTTCGCGGGCGAGTTCTTTCTGGCCGTTGGCCAGGCGCTGGTAGGTGAACAGGGGCAGGCTTGCCAGGATGTTGGCGCGGCGTTCGATGCAGGCCCACACGGCGCTGAGCTGCAGGGCGCCATCGGGGCCAACGTGGGGCACATCGGGCACCAGTGCCGTGGTGGGCGCTGCGTTTTGCTGGCCGGTGCGTTCTGCCATGGCGCCGCTGCCGGCAAACCATCGGGCAATGGTGGTGAAGAAGGCGGCCATTAGAGGATGAGGGGATCAGCCAGGAAGGCCGAAAGATCGGGGGGGCGGTGCTGGGCGGCAGCGCCTGCGTAGGCCATGACGGTGGCCACCATCAGATCGATGCGGCCCGTGGCTTTGGCTTTGTTGAGCTTGCGGTTGCCGGCGGCGTCGGTGTCTGTCACCGCATTGCCGGCGCACCAGGTGAGCACGGGGTGGCCGTTGTGGCGCACGGTTTTGTTGAGGATGGCGGTTTCAAATTGCTCAAGCGCGGGGCTCATGTCTTTGAAGCCTTGGCCAAACTCAACCATGGGCGGCAGGGTGGCGCCTTCGTCTTGCGCAGATTGGATGAATTCAGCGATGCGCCAGCGATCAAACGCGATGTTTTGGATGTCAAATTGCTCGGCAATTTGCATGACGCGCTGCATCACATGGCGCTTGCTGATGGCACGGCCGGGTGTGGTTTCAAGGTAGCCGGCACGCTTCCAGGCGAGGTAATCAACGCGGTCGCGCTGGCAGCGTTCATTCATGCCTTCTTCAGGCAGCCAGGCCCAGGGGAGGATTGACCAGGGCTCTTGCGGGCTTTCGGGTTCGACCAGCAGAACGAAGGCCGTCATGTCGGTGGTGCTGGAGAGATCAAGCCCGGCATAGGCGCGGCGGCCACGCAGGCTTTCTGCGGCGTAGGCCTGGCGGCAGGGTTCCCACACGGCAGCGCTGAGCCATGGGGAAATGGCGGCTGTCCACTGGCAAAAGTTCAGCCTGCGCACCAGGCTTTCTTTGCTGGGCATGCCGCGGGCTTCAGTCACTTGTTCGCGCAGGTACTTCAGGCCCGGCAGGTCAGCAAACTGCAGGCTGGGGTTGGCCTTGGGCCAGCAGGCTTCGTTGTCGATGGGGTCTTCGCCTTCATCGAGGCCGCACACAAAGCCGAAGAAGGCATCATCAATCAGCGGGGTGCCGTCTTTCTTGGCACCGGCCACCACTTCGCAGGCGTAGGCGTGGTACACGGCGCACGGGGTGGTGGCGCCAGCACCGCTGTTGGTGATCATGAAGATGAGCGCTTGGCGGCGGCCTTTGGTGCCGGCGCGCATCATTTCCACCACGGCGTTGCTCTTGTGTTCGTGCACCTCATCAATGAGGGCCACGTGCGGGCGCGGGCCGCTTTGGCCATCGGCCGCACTGATGGAGCGAAAGAAACTGCCGGTGTCTCGGTACGCGAGGTTCCAGACGTTTTCACCGGCGCCACTGCTGATGAGCCGGCGGCGCAGCTGCGGGCTTTGCTGGAACATGGCCACGGCATCGCGGAAGAGGACCATGGCTTGATCCTTTTTCGTGGCGGCGGCGTAGATTTCGGCGCGGGATTCATCATCGGCCGTGAGGCCAAACATGCCGACGCCTGCGGCCAGCGGGCTCTTTCCGCTGCCCTTCGCGGTTTCAACGTAGGCCATGCGGAAGCGGCGCACTTCGCCACGGCGCCAGCCGAAGAGGCAACCGATGATGAAGGCCTGCCAGGGCTGAAGCTTGAATGGCTGGCCTTCGTAATCACCGCCATTCAGGTGCAGCACTTCTTCGAAGAAGGCGATGGCGTGGCGGGCGTGCTCCAGGCTCCAGCTCAGGCCGCGGGCGGCTGCGCTGGCGATGTCGTTCAAGTGGCGCTGGCAGGCGGCGCGAACGTGCGGGCCAGCGATGATTTCACCGGAGAGAACGCGGTTTGCGAAGGCGGTGGTGCGGTCTTCAAGCGCCTGGCGCGCAGGCTTGCGCACGCGCTTCACTGGCGCGGCGGGCTCTAGAACTTCGGTCACTTCTTGAAGAACCGTTCTGAAGGATCGGCGCCGAAGAGATCGCCCTGCGGTTCCAGCATGATGCGGCTGCGGCTTACGGGGTCCATACCAAACTTGCCCATCAGCTCGCCCGCGCGGCGGCTGGCGGCTTGCTGGGCAACGGTGTAGGCGCTCAGGTATTCGGCGCCCGATTTTTCGCTGACCATCACCAAGCAATCGCCACGGGTTTCACGGGCGAAGCGGTAATCGGCCACTTGATCGCACAGCATCTCAAGCGCCAGGCAATCCATTTCCGTCAGCACCTGGTTGCGCCGCAACAGCGGGGCAAGCTGCCGCCACACAACGGCCGAGCGGGGCGCAAGGTGCGCGGGCGGCTCCAGGTCGTTCATCAGCACGGGTTCTGGCTCGCGCGCATTGATGCGCCGGCCACCAGGGTTTCCCTGCACCAGCTTCAAAGCCGATGGCTTGGGGTTCCTACCCGCCACATTCCCCCCCCACCCCATTTCGCGGCTTCGCAAAAAGAGGAGA